GCTCAAGAAATTGAAAATCTTGTTCAAGTAAATGTTGAGATGAATTATATTGATGCGATTATCTATTTCTGTGAACAAAACAACATTGATTTGGAATCAGTTCCAAAACTCATCTCAAAACCTTTGAAAGAAAAGATTAAGTATGAGGCAATGGAACTGAACTTTCTAAAGAAAACTTCCCGTGCTAAATTAGTTTTTTAATGATGCCTTACGATGCGTATCGTGAATACCTTGCTCTGAAAAATCATTTTACAAAAGATAGTTACGATTATTTTAAGTATAATAAAAAAGTAAGAGCAACAGTTCAGTCCTTCTATAAACGCAAGGACAGAATGTGGTTTGAAAAGATTTCTAGACAAAAATCAGATAAAGAAGTAGTTGATTTTTTTGTTGCCAACTTTGCTTGTTGCCCTGATCCAGAAACACTATGGATTGGGGAGATGATCAAAGAAGGTGAAGAAAGATATCAGAATTGGCAGAAGAAAATTCAGTCTCTTTCTTATGTCTTTAAAGAAGAAAGTCAATCTTTATTTGATGAAAATAAATTTGAGGATGTCTTTAAGTGTTCAAAGGGACATCCTGTTTTACTTAAAAAGTTTTTAAGTGGTAAAGTATCATTAGAAACAATGGTTCTTTTTGATAAGATCTTTGCATATTCAAAGAACTTTGACAAGAAACTTCAAGACCCAGTTTGGCAAACCGTCAGTCGTAGGATTAAAAAATATAATCCATTTCTTCAAATAGATATTTTTAAATTTAAAAAAATTCTTAAAGAAATTATTACGGAGGGTCAATGAGTTTTTTTAATTCTGAAGTTGTTCGCGCAGAAATGACTAAAATTGCAGAACTTCAAGAACAAATTTACGAAAACATTTTTAAGTTTTCTACAATGTCCAAACAAGAAAAACTTAATCATGTTGAACTTCTTGAGACTCTTTTAGATAAACAAAAAGTTCTTTATACAAGAATGAGTTTATCTGATGATTCTGAAGCAAAAGAAATGAAAGAACGTATTGTTAATGCTGCAATTATGATGGGCATGTCTCCTGGTACTGACATGAATATTATTCTTAATAATATGTCACATATGCTTGAGTCCATGAAACAGCAGATTGACAAAACAAGTTCTGACCTGTAGAATGTGGAGGTCCAATAGACTTGGACTGTCTTCCAAAAGGAAGTACTTCAAATGAACAAGGGCTTGACATCCCTTTCTACTGCAAGTAGAATAAAGTCGTCTCAAATGCCAAATCCAATTAACAAAAAGGTAATCTAATGTCATTCGAAAATCTTAAAAAACAATCCACTCTTGGTTCGCTCACTTCCAAACTGGTAAAGGAAGTCGAGAAGATGAGTACAACTTCTGGAGGTGCTGATGAGCGTCTCTGGAAACCTGAGATGGATAAAACTGGTAACGGTTTCGCAGTTATCCGTTTCCTTCCTGCCCCTGAAGGCGAAGAACTTCCCTGGGCAAAGATGTATTCTCACGCATTCCAAGGTCCTGGTGGTTGGTACATTGAAAACTCTTTGACCACTATTGGACAAAAAGATCCCCTTGGTGAACATAATCGTGAACTGTGGAACAGTGGTATTGAGTCTAATAAAGAAACTGTTCGTAAGCAAAAGCGTAAACTGTCTTATTACAGCAATATCTACGTTGTAAAGGACCCTGTAAATCCTCATAACGAAGGCAAGGTGTTTCTCTTCAAGTATGGTAAGAAGATCTTTGATAAGATCATGGAAGCAATGCAACCTGAATTTGAAGATGAGACTCCTATCAATCCCTTTGACTTCTGGCAAGGTGCTAATTTCAAACTCAAAATCGTAAAGAAAGATGGGTATTGGAACTACGACAAATCTGAATTTGGTTCTGCTGAACCACTACTGGATGATGACGATGCTCTGGAAGCCATCTGGAAGAAAGAGTATTCTCTGACTGCAATCACTGCTCCTGATCAATTCAAGTCCTATGAAGACCTTGAGCGTCGTATGAATATGGTTCTGGGTCTTAAGAATTCTTCTCCTGCTCGTTCTCGTGCAGTGGTTGAACAGGAAGATGATCTTGAAGAGTTTACTCAAACTCCTACAGTTCAAGATCGTGTAGTGGAAGAACTAGAACAATCTTATGCTCGTTCTAAGTCTTCTTCACTTCCTACAATCAGTTCTGTTGATGAGGATGAAGATGATGCACTTTCATACTTCCAGCGTCTTGCTGAAGATTGATCATTGATATAATCTGATATTATCTCCTTTCTTCAAGGTGGCGTTTTCATATTGAGCGCCACCTTTTTTGTATTTCATTAACTCTTCCATATCATTAAAGACTACATTTAAGTATCTTCCTTTAAGAACAAAGATATTTCTTTTATCGTCTTCAATCTTTTGCTCATACTGATAGTTTGTGATTGGCACTGCAAAGTTTCTTACAGTAACTTTTCTTCCCAATCCAGTATCATAATAACTTGTAGAAAAGTTTGATGGAACTCTTAATCCTGCAGGAATAATAGTAATGCCACTTGAGTTTACGACTTCTGTTGTTTCATAATGACGAACCGCATTCATATTTTGATATGATCCATACTTTTCTAATAAGAAGTTATCAAAACTAGATTGGGGTAAGGGCCATTCTGTTTGAATATTCAAAATGCTATTAGCAAGTAAAACGACCCAATCTAAGGTTTCATCTTCATAAAATTTATATGCAACATTATCGGGTCTTTCATCACCAACAACTTTATACTTGGTGAAGAAATTTAAGTTACCAAAAAGATCTTCTCTTAACTTTCCTCTTTTAAAAAGATTTTTTACAGTCTGATAGTCAGAGATACTTTGGGAATCTGCAGTTCTATTAACGTATTGAAAGTCTGGAACTTGACGGAAGTAACTTGCCATATTAGTAACCTATAGAATGTTTGATTGCATAATCTGTATTATAGACAGGATCAAGTTCACTAAATCTTAAGGTTAACTGATATGATGTCATTGTTCTTTTTTCATCATTAAAAGTCATATAGGTTCCATCTGGAGTATAATCAACATCACAACCAAGAAGAGCACAAGTTTTTATTTTATTTAATGATTCATGTAGTTTACCTTCTCCCGATTGATATTCTATTTCAAAAACATTAGGTGCCTTTAGAAATACTTCACTCTTAGCTTTTTTAACTGCCATTGCTTTTTTAAAAAAGTTTATGATTTTTTTTACTTGTTCTGCTTCTGGACCGCTTCTTGGAGAAAGTCTAAAAGTAAAATTGAATGGTCTTAATGTTGGTCCATTGAAAAGAAGTTCTAAGTTTGGATTTAAAAGGGCACCAGAAGTTCTTGACAATAAATTTTGTGTTCCTACCGCTTCTTGAGCAAGATATAAATTTATGGCTTTTCCGTATCCTGCTGCATCCAATCCCGTTTTAAATTGTATCGCTGCTTGTCTTAGGGCTTCTGCGGCTGCCCCAGTTATTCCTCCAGGTTCATTCATCATTTGTAAGGACGCAGATGCTGCGTATGCTTGAATTGGATTTAGGTTTGCTCCTCCCCAATCAACTCCATTACTATCATTAATTGATGGTTGAATAGGCAAAAAAACAAATCCTAATATATCCGATAAATCTCTTTCTCCCAATTTAAATTTATCATCGCCGGTAATATTAATATTTTTTCTACCAATAAATTTTTTCACGCTAAATTTTATTCTATCTTGACTTCCATCCATTGAAAGAGGATATCTTAATTGTACTCTTAAACTTTCATCTATTGATTCTGAAACTTCATCATCTGGAATAGATACTGATATGTCGTTGGTTGGTAATAATGGAGGGGCTGGTTTATCGCCAGTATCTGGATTTGTTTGTTGTGTGGATAACTGTGTCCCCAAAATTGAATTAACTTTAGCGTCTCCTCCTCCAGATTGCCCCCCTATTCCTCTTCTGACTACTGGAACTGCTTGATCCGTAACTGTTTTTCTTGCATTATCCGTAAAATATTGTATTTCTTCTTTACTTGCTCTGCCAGTATTTGCAAATCCACCGCCGCCTGCTTTTGGAATACTCCCAATACTTTCAATTTGTTCTTGTCCTACTAAGTTTGTACTTTTTCTGAATATAGTTGTTTCTCCA